ACACCCCCTGCATTTACAGGTCGCTTCATGCTGTCCACTCTGCGGCACATACCCACATGGAAACCGCCGATGCGACGGCTACTCAACGCTGTGTGTCCTGCGGGAGCAGTTGTATTTAATGATATAAGGTAAGTTTCGTCGGCATTGTTGCCGGGGTCACAAATGTATACATAGTAGTCCATGCCCCTTTGGAACATTGAGCCGCTATCCAAGTTGCCTGCACCGAGGTTAGTTAGCGCAGTGGTAAAGATAGAATTTCCTACGACAACTGTGTTGTTTGCCGACACTGTTAACATATTGTCACCGGACGCCCGCAGGTAAATGGGCGTTGGAGCAACAATATCTGACACCATTGCAAACAAACGAGTGTTTACGTGTGCGCGTGGGTCGGTCTTATTGGGGTCGTCAAGCATTGTTCTAGGCATTTGTAAGCACCTCCAGCATTTCTTGAATTTTTACGGGGTCAAAACCCGAGCGTAATAGTTGATTGTCCGGCATATGCACCGACAGCCATTCTGGGTCTGTAGGCACCGCAGACAGGGTTATGAGTGTTGTTTCATGTTCGACATTTTCGCCGTCGCCGTCATTTTCTTCGTTATTTTCCAGCGTCTTAATGTGCTCAAACTGTATAATCTCATGCCCTTCTTCTGTTCTTGTAGCCTGCGATATTTCGGGAAAAAACATTGTGGTAATGTTATTGCCCTCGGCGGCAATAATGCGTACACGGTGATATTGCTGGCCAAGAAGTCTGCGGAGACACTCGACGAGTTGCTTTTCGTTGTTATCTTCTTCTGGGAAAACCTCATCGAAAGCTTTAATAAAGCTCATAACTTCTGGCGTTTGCCTTGCTTTTGTAGTGCCTTTTGCTTTTTTGCCGTCTGTGTATACATCAAACAGATAGTCCAAGTCGGCAGGGGTTTGAATGCTGCGTGGTATTCCTCGCATATTTTTCTTCCTTTCTATAAATAAAAAATGCCCGGCTAATGTCCGGGGTTTGTGTTGTGGTTATTTCATGAAGGTGTTTGCACCCAAGAAGCTGTCTGCGCCCAAGGTTGCGCCAATACTGTCTGGGAATTGCGCTTGAATGAACGCTCGCAAATCGTTTATTTGAGTGACAAGTTCGTCAATTGCTCCCTGCACATTGTTTGAAACGAGCCCCGACATAGTATTATCGTAGTAGGTTTCCGTTGCAAATGTTGTTGGAGTAATCGTTGCCGTAATGTTTGTAGCATTAGCAGTATAAACCCTAATTGTAAAGCGTTCTTCGTGTAGCCATTGACCGTTAAATGGCCCTATTGGGCTTGCGAACTCGCCTGCATTGGCATAGGCGAACAATATGCTACCTTCGTCTGGGTCATCGGCACGTATACCAATTTCCCTAAACTCCATGAAAGCGGCTAGGGTTTGGTTAGTTATAATGCCCTCCAACTCTGTGAATGTACCCATTTCACGCACGCCGATTGTTTTCCCGTCGATGCGTGGGCTTACCAGCTCTGTGAGTTCTAACACATCACCATCAAAACGACCATCGCCTGCTTGCACAATGTCAAAGTTGAAAGGCGTTATGCCTGCAAGCACTTTGGCCAGTAATGCGTGTCCTTTTTTCGTAACTTTACTTTCGCTAAAAATAGCCATTTTACACCTCCTCCGAAGAACCGATAAAGGTTCTTGATATGTTTTTGTTTGCCATTCCCTTATGAATAACAGTGTCTGCGACATCTGTTGTGGGCTGTGCGCCGGCAATTGCGTAACGCCGACTTTGCTTTCCGGCAGCACCCATATATATTATTGTCGGTTGCACCTGAGATTGTTGCGGCAATGTTCCATCAACGGAAAATCGTGATACTTGCTTTCCAACAATACCAACATAGACAATGGGATTTGCCATTTTTGTTTCTGGTGCAATGCCACGAATTGCATATTGCCGAGTGTGCCTGCCAACTTGACCGACGTGTATTGTGGCTTGGGTTTCTCTGTTGAACCTTATCCCTTCAAGCCAGCTACGTTCATTTTTTAACTCGAAAATTGCACGAATTAAGTCTGTGTATTGCAGCAGGTCGGTTAGTGTGTCACTTGAAATAAGACGAAAATAATACGGGTCGCCGTCGTACTCGAACCATTCTTCAATCGAAAAATCATCAAAGAAAAGTATCCGTATCATATCTTCCAAAATGTATTTCGTGCCTTTGTGCATATGCCAAAGCAATGAGTTTTGCACCAACGCCCGTTTTTTATCAAGGCTAAGACCTAACGGTTCGTAAAAGTCTACATGTAATTGCCACGCAAGTAGGTCAACCAAGTCCTCCGGGAGTTCCATTATGCGTGTCATTATTGCTATTTCTTTGATTGCTGCAGTAATTTCTTGCAGTTCGGTATCGAGTGCATATGCAAGTGCTTCCATGTATTCGTCTGAAATACGTTTAGGAAAAAGGTCAAACAACTTTAGGGCATCAAGATTAATCATCTTCAATCCCCCCATAATCGAAGATTATATCCTCTGGGACAACAACCCCCAGCTCGTAATACTGCAACACTCTATGAATGGGTTCGATTATTTCAACTCTTTTTATGCCCGCTTTCATAACCATTTTTGTTAGTTGTGATGGGTTTATGTCACGGCCAAGTGCTGATTTTTGCCACAGAATGTAATCATGGAGAGCCGCCTTAAAACGCTCTTGTATTGTCATGCCAAAAGCGGCGTTACTGCGGGCAATAAAGTACACGATGTTTATTTTATATTTTACTTCCTCTGGCTTTCGTACAATAACATGGTCGGTTAGCGGCCGCCGATGGTCTGCGCTACAAATGTTATATACTTCATCCAGTACCGATTGCGTTGGAATTTCCCCACCTTCCAACAAAGGGATTATTTCTACAACGCCCGGGCTTGGTGATTTTACGGACACATCAACGATTAGCTGTGACGCTGTTTTGGCCCAGTACATATAAGCCCCGTAGTTTCCCGCCGTTGAATAACTTTCGGGCGCAAGTCTTGTGCGCTCACGAAAAGCCTCTAAACTCTCACGGTCTGCGCCACCTTGGGTAATGGTGATGTTTTGTACTGAGTGATGGAATGGAAACGGGTCAACTAGGCGATTGACCTGCCCGGGTAGCCAGCCATTACCGACTGCACCAACCTGTGTACACTGCGCATTTACCGTTATGCTGAGTTCCCCCGCGGGTATTTCTACATCGTTTTGAGTTGCGAAATAAATATCATTGCCCGGCGTAACCCGTGTGCCTTGGGGGATAATTGTAGCACTTGGCAATGCCATGGATAATATGAATCCCAGCGTAGTCACGGCGGCCATTGGCTCTAGCCTACTTGTGCCAACAAGGGCTGCTAAGTTTTCCAGATAGCCTTCGCCGGAGTATTTGAGTAAGTTTTGCTTTCCTGCAAAATCAATAATACTTCGCTGTTGTGATAAATAATAAGCAAAAGACAACAATGTCTGCCGCCACGGGTCGCCCGGGTGCAATGTTCGCCCAAGTTTTTCTTCAAAGCGAGCTATAACTTCCGCCTCAATAACGGCAGTATCTTTCACAGCAAAATCTATGTCGGGCAAATTATTAAACAAGGTATTCATCTAATATTCTCACCACCACTCTAGGATATAGCGTTCCATGCATTGCCGCATTGGGGTCTGGCACAAAATCCACTTCTGTAACTACAACCCTTGGTTCATATTCTTGCAGTGTTTCTAACACAAAAATTGATAATTGCATCATGCCGCGAGGTTGCGGTTCGTCAATAAATGTAATAGGCAACCCCAGTTTGCGGTCAAGCGGCACTGTGCCAATAATTGTTGTGAGTAATATGGCGACATTTTGCAGAATTTCTTCAAGGATTGTTTCGGGAAACCAGTTTATCTGCGCCGTACTTACCCCTATGATTGTAAAAATGTGATTGTTCACTAGCGCACCACCTATACATATTCTTCTAGGCTTACATTTACGGTTGAGGAAACACAAAAGCCTTTATTGTCAATTATGTCAAATGGAATTCCGAGTTCGGCGATGCGCCAGCGGAATACGCCAAAGGCTCTCTTTCCCAATATAATTGAAACTGTTGTGCCGTCACGTTGCAATTTTATCAGCTTGTTAAATTCATCTTGCGGATTTACGCCGTAGCTGGCTTTAAGTAACAAGTCGAAACTGATAGTGTCTAACTCCGGCCCGGTATATTGGCTCACGGGTTTGCGAAGAAGAACATCATTTTTTGCGAAACGTACACTGTTACGCCTTATAAAATTATCAATCGTTAAAACCTTTTCGGGAGATACCTCGAAAAGTATCACATCATTAAGAGTTTTTGAGCCAATTGCACCAATCATTTAGCATCAACCTCCTGCGTTTTGCGGGCACTCATAAAAAGCACATTCGACATCTAATATTTTTTCAGCACGTATAGCTGAATGCTCGTTTATTGAAATGTTTGGGCTTTCTTCTGCCTCCCTAATAATTACCCTAAGTGGAAATTCCGAGATACACTTAGCAAATTGACACTCTCCGTGTCTGTTTTTACATGGATATTCCATATAACAATCTCCTAACCACTTGGATTTATGGAACAACTAACGTACTTGTCGCACCTTGCAATTGTACGAGCGTACTACTCTTAATCAGAATTGGGTCTTGTGCTGTGATATTAACTCCTGCGGCGGCATTTATATTTACATCATCGGCGGCATCTATGTTGATATTTTGTGCCGCACTAATGTTTATATCTTGCAATGCCATGATTGTAATGGTTTGTGCCGACATAACCTCAATATCTTTGGCCGCTTCAACAACGACATTTCCGTTGCTGTTTACGGATATGTCGCTTTCGGCAACAACCTCAATAGACAACTCCCCGGCTTCCGGGATATGAACTGTCAACTTGTGTGATTCCCTGTCGTACTCTATGTGTGTTTCGTCTTTGAAACGCACATATGCCTTGTTTTTGTTGCCAATTGGCGGCGTTCTTACATCGTCATAGTAGGAGCCAAGAATACAACCTCTTGTTGGGGCTTCTGGGTCAAACAGGCAACGCACACGCTCTCCTATGTCCGGCATGTAGTACCACCTATCTTCAAGTGTACATGGAACAACAACGGGCAGCTCACGTGAAACAAGGTCGTCCCTGTCTGTAAAAGCTACTTTTGCTGTTCCTCGCTCGGGGAATATGTCGGAAACTATTCCAATTCTTATTGAATCAGTGTACTTATCACGCATCAATACCCCTCCAAACAACGGCGTGTCCGTAGCCTTATTGTGTAGCCGCCCTGTCCGTTAATAGTGTGGGCGACATTTGCGATGTGATATTTGCCGTCAAACTTTCCCCAGCCTTCAAAAACAACATTTGTGCCGGAGAAATAGATAATGTCGCCTATCAGAGTGATGTCACAAGTCCATTCGTTGCGGTTTTTCTCTCTCGCTCTTGCCTTAGCTTTTCGGTCAAGATTAATATCGTCGCTTTCGGAGTTGTAATTTTCTCTTAACTTTAACGTGTGTCCAACGTCGGGGGCGTTCGGAACTTCAAAATACCCAATGTATAGTTGGTCTGTTTTCGGGCAAAAATGTGATATTTCGCAGGCTTTGTATATGTCTTTGGCTTTTCGGTCGAAAGTTGGGCGCCCTATGATGTTTGTGTCACCCTTGCGAATCGTAGCAACTTCCGCCATTGCTTCATATTTACTTTCTTCAAAAACGATAAGCTGGCTATCTGTTACTTTCATGCAAAGACCATCGGATTTGCAGAGTTCTTCCAAAAACTCTAAGTCCGACTTGTCAATTTGGTCTACATTGTCATAGAAAGGATCTACGTCAGTGTCGTATACCAACGCAATGCCAGCATTGCCCGCAATATCGTCGGCAATTTCTGAAAGGCTAACTGCCACCCATGCTCTATTTTTCTTTTCACTGCGCACATCACTTGTAATAGGCACGGCAACTGCGTTGAGCCGCATAGTGCCGCCATGTCTTGGGTTGTCAATTTCAAATTCGCCTAATGATAAGGTTCTATTATCGTCCGTGGAGTTCCAGTCGAATACTTCAATAACGGCATCAAGGGTTTCGCCAGTTTCGGGGAACAGGTCATTTAGCCAGTGTTCTTCTCGGTCGGAAAATTCAACGGTAATGTCGTCGGTTTGGTCGTAGTTGTCAGTATACGAAAAACCTATTACGTCTGACCTATCCTGTCCCCTGTACGTGATTTTAGCCCTTGCCCGTCTTGCGGCCGCCACTATGCTCTTGAACGCCAAGTAGGGAATGTTACCCTTGGCGTTCTTGGCACATTCGGCACTACCAGTTCGTAATTCGCGGGGAAAACGGAAATGCTACGATATTGAAGGTTAGCGTCGATAAGCAAATGCATAAAAAACTCCGAGCCGAACAAGCGAAGGGATATGCTATCCCACATATCCCCTTGTGTTGTAATGTATTTATCCATTCGCCACCCGCTTCATTCTGTATTCTCGCTCATCAAGAGTTTGTGTTACTATTTGCATAAATTCGGCTTCGCCCTCTTTGAGCATTTGTTTTACCATGGCTTTCAGTTCTTCCTTGCTTAAACCTGCACCACTAATTGTAAAATGTGGACTGTAGTTAAAATTGTTTTTGCCACCGTGGTAATTTGCGGTGTCGCCCATGCGCTTTATACTATCGGCAGGACTGTTATACCCAGTGTCGTTACCTTCGCCGCTTAGGTTGCTAAATTTATTGAAACTTTTTTGTGCAGAAAACGCCTTTGACTTACTGATAGCTGGCAGTGCATAAGAAAACTTACTGCCTTTTGCTTGTTTCGGCATTTTGAAGTGAGAAGATTTGATGTCCATTTTCTGCAAGCCATAATTGCCAATCCACTTAAAAGCTTTTTCAATCTCCCCAGCCTTTGAATATATGCCGCCGGTATAGCCATCAATGGTATATCCACCATATGGCATCATACGCCTTGCGGGTGAGTTTATACCCATGGAACGCTCAAAAGCCGCAACGCCCCTGTCACCCGCGGCTACCAATGCTCTTTCAATGTTAATTGCTCCGTCGTCGATACCCTGCGCCACGCCAAGCGTCATGTTATAACCGCCATCTTCAAATCCGGCAGTTTCTATTGCATTTGCCATTGCGTCAAAACTGGCGTTTACTTTGTCAATTAGCGCATTTTCCATTGCTTGGTTTTCCAAAATGGTGGTTGCCACAGCATCTATCAATTCGTATGTCGAGTTGGTAACGCCTAGTGGGTCTAACTCACGTTTCATGGATTCCACGGCTACACGTGTA